TACGCCTAATTCGTCGAACGCCAACAACGTCCGCAACGTCAATTCGGACGGCTCTTTGAACAACAACAACGCGTACAACGGCAACAATGGCGTTCGCCCGCTTCGGTGGACTATGTGAACGAGTAGGCACAGCCGAAAGCAGAATACCACCATCAAAGGAAGGTGTATCCCGTCGCCGCTATCCACGGCGGGGACGAATACAGGATCGCCGATACCGGAGCATACCGCCTTCCGGCGGCTGGCAAAGGTTATAAACAGCGAGGATTTTTTATTATGACAGACTTTGAAAAGATACACAGTTTTGAAAGCCTATACAATGCCTACCGAAAGGCGCGGCAAGGCAAGAGGTGGAAAGGAGCGGCGGCAAAGTTTGAAGTTAATCTTCTTGAAGCGCTGAACCTATTAAGCGCGCAGATCAGAACGAAGCGCTATACCATGTCCCCGTATAACACGTTCGAGGTATACGAACCGAAGCGCCGCGTGGTTATGTCGAACAGCTACAAAGACAAGGTTGTTCAACATTCGCTTTGCGATAACGTGCTTGAACCGATTTTGACACGATCGTTCATTCGCGATAACTACGCGTCGCAGGTGGGGAAAGGTACGCATTACGGGTTAGACAGGCTTCAAGAGTTCATGCGGAGGTTTTACAGGAAGAACGGAATTGACGGCTGGATACTGAAAGGCGATATTTCAAAGTATTTCTATTCGATCCGGCACGACGTTTTGAAAACCTTAATCCGCGAGAAGATAACCGATCCGGACGTTTTGTGGCTGATTGATCTTATCATCGACAGCACCGAAGGCAACGTCGGAATACCGATCGGCAATCAAACTTCACAGCTTTTCGCCCTTCTCTACCTTGACGGGCTGGATCACTTCGTAAAGGAAAAGCTGGGTATCAAATATTACGGGCGCTATATGGACGACTTCTTTTTGATCCATCACGACAAAGCATATTTGCAGGAGTGCCGGAAGCAGATTGAAGCGTTCGTACAGGCGCGCGGGCTTTCGCTGAATGCGAAAACGAATATCTTTCCCTTGAAACACGGCGTTGATTTCTTGGGCTTTCATACATACTTGACCGAAAGCGGCGCGGTGATCCGCAAGGTGCGCCGCAGGAGCAAGAACAATATGAAGCGGAAGTTGAAGAAATTAGCCGCCCTTCACGCGGCGGGACGGATCGACGCAAAGACCGTTGAACAATCCTATCAAAGCTGGAGAGGACACGCCGAAAAGGGAAACAGCTATCACTTGATCCGGCGGACGGATCAGTATTACAACAGCTTAATGAAATCAAAGGAGGCGGCACAATGTCAAAAACATTAGGCAGTTTGTCGGTGGGCGCGAAGATTGAAGTTCCGGTTCTTTCGGCGTATCAATCGCGCTTCGGATCAAAGATCGTTTTCAAGATCGCCGACAAGAACCACAGCGGCTACCCGTCGAATTCCGTAACGCTGATTACGGAAAAGATCATTCAGAACATGGCTTCCGACGCGAAAGAGCCGAGCAACAGCAACAGCGACCGCAAGAATTACGGCAATAACCGACATATCTATTCAAACCTTCTGCAATGGCTGAACAGTAACGCGGCGGCGGGCGCATGGTACAGCGCAAAGCACAGCGCGGATCAAGCGCCGACGACGAAGAACACGCACGTAACGTACAATCCGTACACTTCGTGGGCGGGCTTCCTTGCAATGCTTGATCCGAAGTTTGTTGCGGAGCTTATGGAAACAACGCTGACCGTTGTTAAATCTTCGACCGACGGCGGCAGTTACGAAACCTTCAAGGCGAAAATGTTTCTTGCGTCCACCACCGAAGTGGGGCTTGCGAATGAAAACAATATCGCGGAAGGATCGCTTCTTGCGCTATTCAGCAACGACGCTTCCCGCGTCGCTTATCCTACGGCGCAATGCGTGAACAACGCCGACGGTTACACGAACAGCGGCTTTGCAACGTCAAAGGGCTGGTATTGGTGGCTTCGGACGCCTCATTCGTCGGACGCCGGCTACGTCCGCTACGTCTATTCGGACGGCTCTTTGAACAACAACTACGCGTACCGCGGCTACAATGGCGTTCGCCCGCTTTGTAATCTTAAATCTTCTATCTTGGTATCTGACAGCCCGAACAGCGACGGAAATTATACGGTAATCTACAATTCCGCGCCTTCCGCGCCGCCCAGCATTACCGCGCCCGCAACGTGTTACAGCGGACAGAACATCAACATTTCTTGCGCGGCGGCGACCGATCCGGACGGCGACGCGCTGATATATTGTTTCGAGCGCTCATACAACAGCGGCGCGTGGACACAGGTTCAAGCGTCCGCAAGCAGGACGTTCACGGAAGCGGTATCGACCGCGTGGAACACGTTAAAATACCGCGTCCGCGCAAAGGACAGCTACGGCAATTATTCCGCATACACCACAAGCGGAGATATTGCCGTAATTCATAACCAGCCGCCCGTGATTTCCGGCAGTAATGCCGATCTTGGGATCAAGCGCGCCGATTTCACCTATCAATACAGCGTAACCGATCCGGACGGCGACACGGTGAACGTTGTTGAAAAGATCGACGGAAAGACAATCGCGACGAAGAACGCGATCACGCTGGGCGCGACGCAGACGCTTTCCGTTTCCGGAAATACCTTCACGGCGCTTACGAACGCAAAGCACACGATCACGATTACGGCGACCGACAGCGCGGGGAATAGCGCCGTCCGGACGCTGACGTTCACGAAGTCGATTGCGGGCTTCGTTATCACGCTTTCAGCGCCGCTGGAAGCCAACAGCCAGCCGACACGCGCGAATATCAAGGTAACGCGAGATATTCCGGCGGGCGGCACGTTCAAGGTTGAAGCGACGAACAATCCGTTTGACGCTTCCCCCGTTTGGGAGGATTGCACGAACGCGGTTGTTCAAGGCGTTGCACACGTTTTCACAAATAAGATCAACACGGCGGCACAGTACGGAATGAATATCCGCGTAACCGTCCAGCGCGGCGACGCGCTGACCGCTTGCTGGGTATCGGGGATCGGGGGGAATTTTGAATGAGCGTAATTCACAAGAAGAGCAACGGCGGAGCTTCCACCGAAATTGAAAAAGAGGTTCGGGAAGTCAAAGCGGCGGGAGAGCAAACCGCCGCTTTGCTTGCCCTATCCTTCAAAGCGCAGATCGTGCAGGATCGCGCCGCCGGAACGAACGTCATTTCCGACGCGGCGATCCTGCAATCGGCGGAAGTGATCGAATACGACGAATACGCCGACAATCACGCTTACAACACCGTCGGCGAAATCATCAAGCAAAACGGGCGGTATTACGAGATCAAAGCGGCGCACACGTCGAACGCGGCGGCTTATCCCGTTGAAACCACCTTCGCGTACTATCGCTTGATCGAGCTTTCCGCGACCGGAACGCTTGACGATCCGATCCCGTATCCGGAAACGGCGGGGATCGTCGTTAATGTCGTTTCCGGCTTGTATTACAGCTACAAAGGCGCGGTATACATTGCAAAAGCAGATATGCCGAATTGCGTTTATCCGCCGGACACGGCGGGCTTGTGGCAATGGGAAAAAGTAACCTAACGGGAAGGAGGATCAACGATGGACACTTTCACAACGGTTCTTTCCGTCTTTTCTACCGTATGCGCTATCGTGTTCGGCTATATCGCTTTTGTTCGTAACAGGGACAAGGACAAGGAAAGCAATGTGAAGCACGACGCGACCGTTTTAACCGAGATCGGATACATCAAGGCGAACACGGACGAAATCAAGGCGGAGCAGAAGGAACAGCGAAAGACGAATACGGAGTTCGTAACGCGCTTGACCGACGTTGAAGCGTCGGCGAAACAGGCACACAAGCGGCTTGACCACATCGAAAAACGAATGGATCAAGCAGAGTAACACCAGCGGCGGCGGGGGC